GCTCGGCAGGCTCCAAGAAGATGATCGACCTTCGCGGTAACGGCCATGAGGCCGGATGCAATGATGTGCACGGCAACTTCCTCGGCGGCGCGTACAACAACACGCTGTACTTCCAGGGCTACTCTGACGACGACTGGTCAGGTAACTTCAATATTGCCGGTATAACGACAGCGTTACCGACGACCTAGAGGATGAGACATGGGAAAGCCAATAAAGGTTATCGCTGAAGATGTAGACGGGGCAGAGTTGCGTGCTGAAAAGCATGGACGCTATATAATCTCGCACGATAATCGCGGAATACAAACCGCAGTTGACAACATTGAATCAAAGACGATGTTCCACGGCTTTGGCCCTGGTAAGAAAAAGACCCAATAATACTAAAGGGGCGGTAATCGACTGCCGCCCCTTTTATTAAGGATGTGAATCATGACTACAAGCGCAATGACTCCATTATCAATGCTTATGACTGACAGGGGGAGTCAGATACAGACTCCTAATAATACATACGGCAGCTTTCTCGCTGACGACACTGACGATCATACTTTACTCGTCAAAGGCCACGGTAAGTCTAAGCTGAACGTATACATTAGCAACCCTGCGAACCAAGTAGCGACTGTCAAAGTTTACGCTTTGCATTCAGCTACAGGAGCTGTTGGCGACATCGGCACTTTCTACCTTGGGACATTCAATGTCGCAGCTGCGAGTGCTGACCAATCAATAGCTCAAGGCGCGATGGACAGCTACGACGATCCTGCCCCCTGGTACTTAATAGATATTAAGTATGGGTCAACTCCGACCGATATCTCGCCTTTGACTTGTACTGTTTACGCCGACACGACTGCATACTAGGGAGACGAATAAATGACCGTTGACACTTACACATATTGCCAGCCATCTGACATACAGGGGCTAGTCGGGGATATTGTGCCTAACCGCGCCTTCAGTGGCAATACAAGCCCTTCGCTGGCTGACGTGGAGGGGACATGTAATACTATCGCCGCGATAATCCACGCCAAGCTCGCCGATGAAGGCTACCCACTTTTAACGAATGCCGCTATGAGCTCGACTTATCCCCTGGTGCAAGGATTTTTGAAGTCTCTCAATATCTTCGGCACTTGTTCCCTACTTCTGCAGTCTGTCCCAGGGATGGCCATTGACCCTTCGGATTCTGATGCGCCCAACGCCCGCGCCAATCAATTCAAAAAGCAATTCAACGACGGACTCAAGAGCATCGGCGGTCAAGTTATCGACCTCCTCGGTATGGCCAGGACGACCCGCAGGACGCAGCGCGTTACCGCTGTCCAAAACCTCGACCCCGATACCAGCTACCACAAAGACCCGTTCTTCCGGCGTGGCATGACAGATATCCCCGGCAGCAGATCATTGGAGTCACCGTAATGACGATCACAACTGTTTTAAATGGCGTGGCCAGTGTTGTTAAAATCGTCGCCGGTTATACCGATACAAATGTGTCGGTCAATGATAACCGCGTGTTGAACGATGCGCCCGAGAGGTGCGTCATTATCTGGCGTCAACCGGGACACCAGCGCAAGGATTTGACACTAGGGAGCCCCAAGACGGTCGAAAACATATGGGTAGTCGGCGTGGACGTATATTACCTGTCGAAGGGCGACCCACAAGCCGTTATGACCGATTTAGAGGCCGAGGCGATAGCGATTATGGATGCATTCTCGGCTTACCAAAACTTGAATGGAACCTCCGGGATCCTTCAGGTGACCGCTACCATGCCGGAGGATGTAACCAGCATGAGAGTGCAAAACAGCAACTATTGCCGGCAACTTGTCAGCGTCACCGTGCGCGAGCACGAGCATATCACGGTGGCTGAAGGGGCAGGAGCGTAATGCCTGCATTTGAAATCAAATTGACGATGCCGGACCTACCGAAGACGATAGAGGCATTTGAAGCCGAGCCTGCATTGCGGTTGACCATGATTAACGAAGCATTGCGAAGTTGCGGAAAGGTTCTGACGCCGGCGATCAAGGCGGAAACGCCGGTCGGCAAGGGAGAGCACAGAGGCCCGGGCCGGCGACTGTCAGGAAGTACCTCCGCCCGGATCAGGACGGAAGGTGGGGATCAACAGCTCGTGATATCACAGAACGCCAGAACAGAGCGCGGCGTAAGCTACGGCATCTTTGTGCGTGAAGGAACAAAACCGCATGATATTACTCCCAGGGATGCCAAAGCCCTTCACTTTTTTATTGGAGGCAGAGAGGTCTTTGCTTTAAGGGTCCATCATCCAGGAACCAAGCCCAATAATTATCCGCAGCGAGCATATGATAAGGTTGCTGGCCAGGTGGACAGCATCATTGCAAATATTAACCAAATGACAGCAGAACGTCTTGCAGGGAGTAAATAGATGGCACATGTATTGTCTCAGAACACTCGCGTCTATGCGAACGGCTACGATATCAGCGGCGATGCCTCGGCGGTGGAAGTTAATGCTACCGCAGTGATGGCCGATAATACCACATTGTCTCAAACTGGTCATGTGCATAAAAAAGGTATCTTAGACGATAGCTTTACTTACGAAGGATTCTTTGACGATGACGCGGCGCAGGTAGATGCGATATTCGCTGCCCTGCGGCAATCTACCGGATACACCACGGATATATTCTCTGTGTATCCCGACCTCGACACAGTAGGCCAGCCAGGGACAGCCGGAGCCTTGGAGAATTCTAACTACACAGTAATGGGTAAAGTGGCGGAGCTCTTGATTGTTAAAGGCAATTTCGGCGTCGAGGGCGGCGCCATGACAGTTAAAAGCCTTGGCGCGAAGGCGACCGTCTCCGGTACCACTACCGGCACTGCGATCAATGATGTTGCACAGTCAATACTCGGCGGATCGTGGTTTATTCATGTCTTTGCGATATCGTGCGTTGGGGGCAATGCTCGCGTGAACTTCACCCTGCAGGACTCCGCCGACAATGCGAACTGGCTCACGGTAGGAACTGAAAGCTACAACATAAGCGGTAGCACGCCGACCCAGGCGTTGCATAGCTTCACTGGAACTCTCCGGCAGTATGTGCGCTTATTGGTTACGAAGGATTGTACGACCATGAGCCTGACGTACCAGGCCGGTTATCATCGCGGACAGAACGGGCCCACAAACTAGGAAATACGCCCTGCAACAGGGCTTTTATTTTACGAGAAATAATCAGGAGGTTTGGACCATGACCACAGTACATTATATGAGTACCAATTCAGTATTTACGATTGTGGATAGCGGCACGGCAACAAGGGATATTTCCGCTGATATAGTCAGCATTGACGGTCTGCCCGGCGAGCGCGAGATGCAAGATCACACCGTGCTTGGCGATACAGGCCGGAAGCATCTGCCGGGGCTTGATAACGTGACGATCACGCTGGAAGGCTTCTTCGATGACACAGCCTCTACCGGCGCGGACATAGTGTTGTCCGGCCTGCGGACATATACCACAGGACCAACAGCGTTTGTGTTCTCGCCTGTAGGCACTGGCAGCGGCAAGCGTAAGTTCTATGGGAACTGCTGGGTGTCGGACTATGTCGTCGGCCCAAAAGTCGGCGAGCTGGTGCCATTTAAAGCTACATTGCTTGTTGACGGTTCATGCTCGATTGGTACAAATTAGTCGATTTGCTGTCGCTGGGAGGGATGCGGCGAAGCTCCTCCGCCAAATCCCTTCCGGCGATAGTTATATAGAGAGGAGCACGAAAAATGGACGAGAAGATCAGGGTTAATCTAGGCAATGACCAATGGTGGGACATTAAGCCCATTCAAACGCAGGGCATGCGTAAGCAGATCAAGAAGCAGGCGCAGGATTCGATAGTGGAAAGCATGAGGACGGGGGCCAGGGGCAGAAGTGCCGAGGTCGAGATGATTGACGCAATGGATATGAGCGACCAAATCGTGGCCTTTACTCTGATCGTCATGTCGATAGGCTGGTCATGGCCGACACCGATAAACACAAAGACGATCGAAGAACGTGAATCCTGGATGATCGACGCGGTTCTGGTGCGCATGAACGACACTTACACACGCACACCGGAGCAGATCAAAGCGTTAGAAAAAAACTTGCAAGAGCCATCCTAAAGCACAGTACAGTTCCGCCCGAATTGGCTGAGGCCTGGACGGAATATTGGCTGATGAAGGATGGCCTCATGACGCTAAATTACAAGGAGTTCGACAGTGTGGATGGGAAGTGGGTTGACGATATCGCTCTCATTTCCCGGATCGTGCAGCAATACCAGGAATCCCAGCAACAATTAAAGCAGCGCGGAGCAACCTTCGGTGATAAGGGATCGACGATAAGGGGATAAAATATGTCTACTGAAACAAAAGACCTCGTGATGATAATGTCCCTTCGTGATCAGATTTCGAAGGACCTAAAAAGGGTCACTGCTAACCTTGAGAAAATGAAAAAGCTAACGACTACTGAGACGAAAGCCACCACTTTACAGAATGCAGAGTGGAAAAAGGCCACCAGCTCGCTGAAGAATTATATTGTGGGGGTTGTCGGCGTTGGTAGTGCAATGGGCGCCCTGATAGGTGTAAGTAAAGAACTGATATCAACATCTCAACAAGTTTCTCAGACTAGCGTGGAAGCTCAATTTGCAGTCGGTAACCTTGGACAAAGCGCCGTAGACTCTTATAACAAAATGAAGCCTTATTTCACCTCTATCGGAGCTCCCTTCCTGGCTACCGCGTCGCAGGTAGACAAAGCCTACGGCATCATAACTAAAGCCAGTGGCAAAACAAGCGTAGCTATGAAGGACTTACAGGGTACGTTCGCGTTGGCAAAAGTAACCGGGGTAAGCTTTGCAACAGTAGCTGAAGACGTGGGGGAATCTCTACGCGGCAATCAAGAAGCATTACGAGACTTAATAGGTCCATATGGCTATAAAGGTCTTAGTGAGGCAGAACAGGCTGCGATCCCCCTAGCGCAAAAAAGTTACACGGCCTGGAATCAGCTCGGCTTCCAATGGAGAAGCGCGTTGGAAGGGGTCGCAAATCCTAACCAGCCGCAATCCATAGAGTATTTAGCTTCTCAGCCAGGGGCGCAAGGTTCTGCGTATAAGAACATACTAGCAAATATGCGGTCACAGGGCTACGTCTCACCTCACGCAGAGGGCGGTATAGTATCTGAGCCTACAGCAATGATCGGTCTAAATACCGGCAAGCGCGGCATCATGGCGGAGGCTGGACCGGAAGCTATCGTGCCGACGCGCGGCGGTGGAGCCGGCAGAGCGGTGGTATTTAACCTTTACGCGACTGTAGCCGATAGAAATACCTTGAGAGCCTTTGTGCAACAGATAACTCCACTTTTGCAACAGAACAACAGAAGGGGCAGCGCCGGCGCTGCTACGTATGGAGATTAGATGACGACACCTTTATCTCACGTTCCTGCATTTCATACATACGTTGACTTCACAACGGACACTTCGTTCGCGTATGCGAATGCGACAGAAATATCATCTGACGTCGAAACGTTTGACATCGTTGGGCGCGGCAAGAACCTGTTGAAGCAGCAGGCCGAAGCCGCTTGTATGACACTCGTACTCAAGAACGCTACACACAAGTACACGCCATCCTATACCGGAAGCGCGATCTATCCGAACCTATTACCAGGAAAGCATATCTGGTCGCTGATGGGTTATCCCGCAGATCTGTGGGTCGGTATGGCGAACAACGATACTCTCGCAAGCAGGAAGCCAGATCACGATGCTACGTTTGCAGCCTGGGCGGGCGATACAACTCATTGGAAGTATGTCAGCGCAGATTTAGGCGTGGAACCTAGCAACGGCCTCTCTACACTCCCAGCCGTTTTAGACTTCGGCGAAAGTTGCTGTCATGTCGGCGCACTTATCAAAGCACCGTCAGATTGGGGTACAGCAAATGAAACTCCTAGTATCATATTTCGATATTCGGACGCAAGTAACTACTGGAGAGCTGGGATAGCTGGCGGAAGTGCGATTTATGTACAGAAGGTTGTAGCCGGGGTAGTTGTCTCGACTACTGGTGAAGCTTATACCTGGCCCGCTGGGGAGACTCATTGGTTAATAGTCGAACTGACCGCGACCGGAGTTTTCCGCGTTTTCGTAGATAACGTCGGGATTGTAAACTCTCCGACAGTAGATGTTTTCAACTCTACGGCTACAAAGCACGGTATAGGTATCGGTCCGTCTACTGCATCCGTTGGCGGCACAATCATAGAGTTCGGCGGTTATCGACCTGTCTTCACAGGGCGCGTTGATACGTGGAGCCCGGACTTCGACCAAACCAAGAACCAATGTACGATGGTAGCCTACGACGATATGGAGCGCCAGTATATTTATCCCGTGATGAAGACGGCGCCCGCCGCGCCAACATATGCAGGGGATATTATAAACGAGATTTTAGACGGACTGGATTATTCGGCATACCATCGTGCAGTAGACGATGGGGCAGTCTTATTGGCAGCTTCAGCGGCTGGCCAAGAGCGTCTATTAACCCGCGATGCGCTTACAGAGATTCACCAGGTCGAGGGAGACGACGCAGGATTCTTCTGGATTGACGGAAATGGGCTGGCGCACTATGAGAGCTACGCTTTCCGTTCTTCGATGCCTGTAGTCAGAACGTGGTACGCCTCAAGACAACTTAACACTGAGGCCGACATATGCTTCCATTATCAGGGGAGCGTTTATGACGATGGCAAAGACCGTGTACTAAACGACATTCTGTATAATTACTATTTCATGGGAGCGCCTGTCACATCTACCCCTGTTTGGAACTTGAATAACGCCTATGATAAGCCATACATAGGTCCGGGGCAGACTATAACACTATGCGCTCGCGGTTCTGCTGATCAAATAGCAAACCCGATTACGCCCGTAGGTACAACCGATTTTACAGTCAATACGCAAGCGGATGGCGGCGGAACTGATATTACAGTAGATTGTGTTGGGGCAATCGTAACTGGAGCGTTAGCGTTCTCAGGAAACTCCGCTATCATTACGCTTAAAAATAATAACGCGAGTGGCGGTTATGTAACATTCTTCCAGCTTCGCGCCGATAAACAGTCTAATAGCACGTTGGTCACTGGCGCACGCGGGTCAGATGCTACCAGCCAAGAGGCGTATGGACTGCGCCGGTTTACGTGGGACACGTTGCATATTGCAGACTTCACCACTGCGCAGCTTCAAGTTTTAAAACTATTGAGTATCCGTAAACCGAGGCTTGCTCACTGGACGTTCACCATGACCAACGCGACCCAGGCCAATTTAATGCAGATTATTCACCGCACTATATCTGAGCGAGTCACAGTCATTCACGCTCCGATCACACTGAACAGTGATTTCAACATCGAGAACTGGTCCATACATATCCCACAGGACGGCGGGGCATATATAGAGTGCAAGTGGGAGA